TATTGCGCCGTTCAACACTAACTGTATTAACCATGCTTCATGTTCTCCAATTCTTTTTTCATTATTGATATGCGGGCTTCCGCGTTGTTGATTGATATTTGAAACATTGCGAGATCAGTGCTGATGTTACCTGATCTAACGCCTGCTTCTAAGCTGCGCATGCGATCCATCTTCTCGCGTTGCTTGGTGATAAACCGCTCCTCGGATGCGATCTGATGTTGCAATTCGTCTTTGGTCACGATGTATTCTCCTGCTGTGATGTCGTAAGTCAAAATGGTGGTTCCTCTTCTGGTGCTTCGGGCCGCCACACAACATCAAAGTTGTGTAGCGCTTTGATAAAATCAACTAGGTTACTGGGCCACATTACGCCGTCCAATCTAATGCCATGAAGCTCAACGCTGGGATGGCAACCAAGCCGATGACCAATGCAGGGCTGCCCAAGATTGGAGCAAACGATGCTACTGCAAATGTGAATACGAAGGGGCCAAAGACTGCAACAATAGTAGCAATGATCGCCGCGACATATGCTTTAAAAGTTTCCATTTCCATTTCCTTTCTTGCTTTACAAATCTTATGTAAGGACTTGCTAGCAAATTGTCAATACATCTGCTAGCAAAAAATTATCTATTGCAATAAAAAATTGCTAGCATTATATCTTAAAACATACTAGCAACCTTGGGGTTAAAATGAAAGAGAACAAAGCACAGTGGAACCATCGCATAAAGCCCGAGCTGGCTGAAGCCATGAAGGCATTGCAAAAGCAGCGCAACCAAATGCAAAACAACACGCAGTCATTGCGCGATCTAACCGAAGAGGCGTTGGCCTTTTATCTCAAAGCTAACGGCATCTACATAAAGGCGCACGCAGCATGATTTACATTGGGGTAGATCCGGGCTTCACCGGGGCTGTTGCATTCTACTGGCCTAAAGAAAATCACATTCAAGTGTTCGACATGCCAGTGTACAAAAATGCAAAAGGTAAAACAGAACTAAACCTATACGAGCTACACGAAATTTTAAAACCCGAAGACGATGAGCAGCACATTGCCGTCATCGAGCAAGTGGCAGCCATGCGCGGGCAAGGCGTGTCAAGCATGTTTCGCTTCGGGCAGTCATACGGCGCAACACAAATGGCAGTCGCATCGCACCAAGTGCCAATGCACCTCGTCACGCCAGCCAAGTGGAAGTCCTTCTTGGGCTTGAGCCGTGACAAGGGCGTATCACGCAGCCTGGCAAGCCAGAGGTTTCCCAAGCAGGCTGACTTGTTCAAACGCGCCAAAGACGATGGACGCGCAGAAGCTGCCCTTCTCGCACTGTATGGAAAGCTTGCGCTATGAACGGATTTGAAAAGCACAACATCAAGCACCTGTCAGCCTCATCCATAAACCTCTGGACAAACGCGCCAGATGTTTGGGTTGCGCAGTATCTGTTCGGCAAGCGCACGCCAATGTCAGCCGCAGCAATGCGTGGCATCTGCACAGAGGATGCAGTCGTGGCATTCCTGACAGGCAAGCTGCACAAGGCAGGCGCACTGGATCAGGCGCTAGAAAAGTTTGACAAGTTTTTTCCGATTGGCGATGAGAAGACAAGCAAAGAGCGCAGCATGATTGAACCCTGCATGGAGCTGGCAATCGCGGAGCTTGAGCATCTCGGGCAGCCAGAGTTTCCAGAAGAGGGTCAAGAGAAAATCAGTATCACAGCCAAGACAGATGACTACGAAATACCTGTCATTGGATACCTTGACTTGGTGTTTCCCGAGCATGGTTTGGTTGTCGATCTCAAAACAACAGGCCGCATGCCAAGCACAATGTCGGCAGAGCATCAGCTCCAACGCGCGATCTACCAAAAGGCCAGAGGCAATCAGATCGTCAAGTTCCTATACGTCACGCCAAAGAAAACAAACATGCTGGAAGACGGCGATCCGACTGAGCTGCTTGCCAAGGCAAAGAAGCAGATCAGCCGCATGGAAAAGTTTCTGCGGGCTGGCAGCGCGGCAGACATCAGAGATGTCATCCCGGTCAACCCAAACTCATTCTACTGGAACGGTGGAGAAGAAATTAGAGAAGAGCTGTATGGCATCTAATCCCAGCGCAGGGTCAAGCGCACAACAACGTCAACAACGAAGCAAAGTGAAAGGACACAACAATGTTTGAAATCGACTTAGGAAACACAGGCTCAGACATCAACGAGTTTCTGCAATGGTCAGCACGCGGAACGCAGGACGGCGCAGTACGCGCTCGCTCATTCTATCTGCGTGAAGGTACAGTAAAGACTGAGCTGCCCGAGGCACAGACAAAAGGTTTTGTGCTAGACCTCGACAGCCTGAAGACAGGCTGGCAAAAATCGGAAGGCATCCAAGGCGTTGCACCTGAATGGAAGTGGAACGCATCGGTCAATCAAATGATGCAGAAACCTGGCGACGACTACAAGAAGGGCATGTCAGTCAAGGTCGCCCTTGGCAAAGACAAGGCAGTCATCTGGGAGCAGGCAGGCGCAGGCGTGTGGTCAGCCCTGGCAGATCTTGCACCTCTGCTGACCGAGCAGCCAGCAGCAGGACAAATGCCGCTCATCAAAATGAAGGAAGCAAAGGAGCTTAAATTCACAAAAGGCTCCACATGCTACCCAATCTTTGAAGTCGTCAAGTGGGTGGACAAGCCCGACTGCCTAAAGGAAGGCGCTGCGGCAGGCATTGCCACAGAGCCAACTCCCGCTCCCGCGCCTGCACCAGCAGCCGTAGAAGAAGACATGGAGTTCTAAGAAAAAATCCCCGGCGGTTCATTCGCCGGGGAAGTCCAACAGGGAGAAAAAAATGAAACAGGAAATGGAAAACAAAATGGAAATGGCTCCCAAGTCCGACATCATTAAGCAGTTCATATCACAAATCACACAGAATTGGAATGAGGTTGGACAGCCTTTATTAGAGATACGTTCAATCTCAGCAAGTGGATCAACAAATGCATCACGTTTTAGGCTAGATCAAATAGACGAAGCAGTCGAACACGCCGAGGCCATGAATAAGTCCAAGGCAAACATCTACATGTGCATCAATCCAATTGATCCAATCATGCCAATCCCGGCAGGCAAAGCCGCCAAGGACACAGACATTCTGGCAGCCTTCTACTGCTTCGCAGATGCAGACACAAAGGGCGCGATGGAAAACATTATGTCATTTGCTGGCCCGAAATTCACAATGTCAGTAAAGACAGGCACAACACCTTTCGCCAGAGGCCACGCATACTGGCAGCTTGAAGAGCCAGTAAAGAACCTAGACGCATGGCGCGAAGTCCAGAAGTCAATCGCCGCCAGCCTCCAGACAGACCCGGCAGTCATAAACCCAAGCCGCATCATGCGCGTGGCAGGCACAGTCTCTTGGCCCAACAAAAAGAAGCAAGAGAAAGGCTACATCCCAGAGCTGGTCACAATGCGTACGCAATTCAGTACGGATCGTGACCCGCAACCAATGGATCGCCTCACAAGGGCATTTCCAAAGCTAGAAGCACAGGCAGCTAGCACGATCAGCATAGACCTCGGGCAGCAAGCAATGGATCGGCAAATGGCAGTGCAGAACGTACTAGCAGGGGACGATTGGCACCTAAACATGGTGCGCCTCGTCGGCTCATACGTCACCAAAGGGCTGTCAGACGAAGAGATACACGCCATAACGGATAGCTTTACTCTGGCAGGATACACAGTAGACGACACACGCAACGAAGTGCAGAAGGCAATAGACGGTGCCAGAAACAAAGGATGGACACCGCCGCCAGATCCAGTGCAGGAGCGCATGGAGCAGCAGAACCAAGCCATAAGTAATGCAGATGACGAAAGTGCAATGCAATCATGGCCCACGCCTTACAATATGTTCAATGCCCTCACGCTGCCGCGCAGGGAGTGGGTGTACGGCTACGACTACATCAAGAAGTACATCAGTGTGACAGCCTCGGCAGGAGGCATAGGTAAAACCAGTGCAATCATTGTGGAAGCCCTGGCAATCGCAACAGGCAAGCCCCTGCTCGGCGTAGACGTAAAAGAACAAACAAACGTCTGGATCATCAACCTTGAAGATCCCATCAGCGAAATGCAGATGCGCACAATCGCAGCCATGCAGCATTACAACATCAAGCCAGAAGACATCAAAGGCCGACTGTTCATGGACGGTGAGGACACCATGCAGATCACGCTCGCGGCAGAAGGCAGGGACGGCCTGATCACAAACGACGACATGCTGGCAGCCATGATCCGCGTCATAAAGGAAAACAACATAGGCGCAGTCATCCTTGATCCATTCGTATCAGCACACCTCGTCAACGAGAACAACAACGGAAGCATCCAAGCAGTCGTGGCAATGCTCAGAAAGCTCGCCAGAGACACAAACAGCTCAGTCCAGCTCGTACATCACATCAGAAAGGGCAATGGGGACGATGCAACGATTGACAGTGTCAGAGGTGCAGGCTCACTCATTGGAGCAGCACGAGCAGCCAGGGTCATCAACAGAATAACTCCAGAAGACGCAATGGCGCTCGGTGTAGACGAACACGAAGCGCTCGGCATCTTTCGTGTAGACGACGGCAAGGCAAACCTGGCACCGCCATCAGACAAGGCAGTCTACAGACGAATGCAGTCAGTGGAGATCGCCAACGGTGAACACATCGGGGTTGCCACGGAGTTTAAGCTGCCCGATCTGTTTGACGGCGTGACAGCCGACAATGCCAGAAACGTACAGAAGCTCGTAAACGAAGCAGAGGCCAACCAAACGCCGTACAAGGCGAACGTGCAGGCCAAGCAGTATGTCGGGCATGCTGTCGCCGAAGAGCTAAACCTTGACATGGAGAAGCCCGGAGACAAGGCAAAGGTCAAGGCAATCGTCAAGCAGTGGATGAAGACAAACGTCCTGAAGGCAGCAGAGATGTACGACAAAAGACAGGGCAGAGATGTGCAGTGCGTGGTTGTCGGGGAGATGATTAAATGGGACGAAGTCTAGCCAATCTCTTCGCCTTCCTCACCTTAAAATCCAAGGTGAGGAAGAGGTGAGGAAGTGAGGAAAAAAGCGCCTGAAATTCTTCCTCCTCACCTCCTCTATGTATATGCATAGAGGTGAGGAGGGGAAGTGAGGGCTTCGGTTCAAGGTGAGGAAGATTAGTGAGGTGAGGAAGATGAAGCAGACTAAAAGACAAAAGAAGTCGGATCGTATATTACATGGCAATCAAAACAAAGATGCCATCATGTGCGATTACGCAGTTGCCCCGGTTGACAGGATGGTGATCGAGATGGATCGGAAGTGGGGGACAGATCGGCTGCCCGAGCTGGTTGATGTCAAGATGGCTCAGAAGTATGGCAGTGCGGTTGCCAAGATGAATGCAGCCCTGGCAGACAATGATGTGGAAGAGTGCAGGAAGCGCTGTGAGGTTGTCGTGCGGGGGTTGCAGGCAATGGATGCAGAAGCCGAGCGTGTGGGCGCTCAGAAGGCGTGTACGGATGTCTGGGAGGTTGAAGTGGATGGCGAGCTGTTTGGTATCATGCGTGACGGCAGAGGTTGGCGTGCGATCAAAGAGCAGCGGCCTGAGTTGGAGCTGCTGACGCTGCGTGAGGTTGCGCTGGCTTACAGATACTTTCGGGAGCATTGGATGGGTGAGCTGGAGAAGGCAGCCAAGCAATCATTCCCCGAAGCAGAAATGATCAACATCAAGGGAAAAACATTTGATGATCCGATACCTTGGTGATAACGTGGTGGCACCTGATGGCGCAGAGCTTTACCCATTTCCTTCTGCGCAATCTGCCTCACTGAACTGGCCCAGCATTGCGCTGGGCCTTTTTTGTGGTAAAGTCGTATTAGCAGAATTGAGGTAAGATATGGCAAAGAAACCTGTAAAGATTGACGCAGACCTGATGCACAAGATTGCAGACAGGTTGGCTATTGGTGAAACGCTCAAGGATATACTGAAGTCAGCGAACATGCCGACATACCAAGGCGTGATGCAAGCTGTGCTGCGCGATGAAGAGCTGTACGAGATATATCGTCGGGGCCGCGTGATGCAGAGTGAGTACCACACAGATCAGATCATCAAGCTGGCTCAGGAGCCGTTGCCTGCGTTTGAGGACAACAGACTAGCCAATGCGGAAGTGCAACGGCGTAGACTTGAGATCGACAGCTTGAAGTGGACGCTAGCACGCAACATGCCTTGGGGCGTTCGTGACAAGAAAGAGGATCAGCCACAAGCTCAGACGTTTACAATCAGCTGGGCTGGCGGTGATGTTGCGGTCAATGCGATACCTGACGATGAGCAAGAAGACACCAAGCAGGCAACAAAGCATTGATGTCAAATTATGTGTATACGACACATCCTGACGTTTACAGCTACGCGCGTGAGTTGGGCTGGCTGGGCTGCCTCGGAGCCAAGGCGATCAGGCAGGGCAACCACTACATCTTGTGGTTTGCGTTTATTGCATGGCTCGGTCTGATATTTTCTGCAACAATAACAAGGGCTTACAAAAGTTTTAACATAATAGCTGTTATACGACTGCCGATAAGCCATGCATTTTGCGCAACCCAGCACCCCCACCCCCGCCAAAACGCCCGCCCGTTGTATACACGTATATC